CGGCTCCGGCTACGGCTCCGGCTCCGGCTCCGGCGACGGCTCCGGCTCCGGCTCCGGCTCCGGCGACGGCTCCGGCGACGGCTCCGGCTCCGGCTCCGGCGACGGCGACGGCGACGGCTCCGGCTCCGGCTCCGGCGACGGCGACGGCGACGGCTAATCATTAATCAATATCGCCCGCTTTGTGCGGGCTTTGCCAGTGCCACCAAATGGAGAACGACCATGCTTCCGACCATCCTCAAAGAACGCTTTCAGCTTCTGCTGGAGCAAACCAAAGACCCGAAACTTTCTATCACTGCTCGGGAACAATTGGCTGCGGCAAAAGAGCTGCTGGATACCGCGCACTTGCTCGGTTATCTGGAGTCGGTCGAATACAAGGTCTACCGTTCGCTCTGCACGACGGCGGGGATTATCGTCAGCACTGCCGAATTGAAGCGCGCCGCAGATGCAAAGCCAACCAATCGCTTCGACGGCAGCCGTGTTGAGTACATCTACTCGGGAGAATTGTAATGAAACGGACAATCGCTCCACGCAAACCACGCCCGGACGTCCACGACTGCGCCAAAGGCCGCATGCACGACGCGCCGAAGAAAGTCATAACCACTATGCCGGGCGGCTATCTCGCCTGATGGAGACGACCATGAAAAAGCCACAAGCCGACAAAGCAAATCGCGCCCAAGTTGACCTACACATTGAGCGTCAGCGCCGTCTGGGCGACCGCATGATCGACGATGACGACATGCCGACAGCGATTGACGTGATCGTCACTGTTCTATTGGTCCTGACAGTTTTCGCGGCCTATGCGATGGGGTATTTGTGATGGCTGACAATGATGAAGTTCGCGATAACCATGATGAGCTTGGCGACGATGATCCATCGTATTACTTGCCAGATCCAGAGCCTGAAGATTGTGAGCGCTGTGGTGGATGGGGATGGATCGATGGCGATGACTTGCAAGGTGATTGTCCAGAGTGCAAGCCATGAAGCCATCCAGTCGCTTCTACGGCCACTCACCAGCCGACGATCCACCCGAAGCCCTAGTCATGATCCGCTGCCAGTCCTGCCACAAAAGCAGCTACTCGGCGCAGTGGATCGCCAATCATGGGCAGTGCCCGCTATGCATGGCCTACTTTTCTGGAAATTTGAGTGAGGATTGAGTGATGAGCGATGTGAAGCGTTATACGCCATCGATGAAGGTCGGACATATGGTTAAGGACTGCGACGGACTTTGGGTTCGTTCGCAGGATTTCAACGACGCCCAATCCGAATTGACTACGCTGCGGGAAGAGCTAACAGATCGCGCAGAGGAATTAATCGCAATACTTGCTCGTGAGTCATTAGTAGAGCAGCGCCTTGCGGCAGCCGAGCAGCGGAATTCTTTACCGGCTGACTGGGCCGACCTGCTGTTCGCTGAAATGGAGCGGCGATTCGAACTGTCGAAGCAATACCATCAGGACCATATGGTTAACGATGACACGCAGATCGGCATTGAATTCGCAATCGAGTGGATCACAGCCGCCCTGACAAAACTCACCGAATTGGGAGCAAGCGAATGAGCCTTTCGCTTATGCGTGGTGACTGCCTGGAGCTGATGAGGGATCTGCCCGATCAAAGCGTCGACATGGTGCTTTGCGATTTGCCCTACGGCACGACGGCCTGTAAATGGGACGCGGTTATCCCTTTCGATCAGCTGTGGGTGGAATACGGCAGAATTTGCAAAGGGGCTATAGTTCTTACCGCTGCGCAGCCTTTTACTTCCGCTTTGGTAATGAGCAATATTCAGGAATTCAGATATTCATGGGTTTGGAACAAATCTCACGCTTCTAACCCTTTGAATGCTAAAAAACGCCCGATGGCGAAACACGAGGATATTTTAGTTTTCGCCAAAAGCGGGATGCCTAAATACACTCCGCAAATGCAGAAGACCGAAGCTTTCAAGACCCGCAGAGGCGCTAAAGTCGGAGAGCAGAAGAACATAAGCGAGCATTATGGAGAGCGTTCTGTTCAAGAATTCGTAGTGTCGGAGGAAAAATACCCTACTACAGATTTGTATTTCGGAACTGGCGCGCGGAGCAAATCCGTACATCCCACCCAAAAACCAGTCGCCCTGATGGAATACCTGATCCGCACCTACACAAATGAAGGCATGACTGTTCTCGACAACTGCATGGGCAGCGGCACAACTGGCGTGGCTTGCGTCAACACTGGCCGTAAGTTCATCGGCATGGAAATGGACGCTGGTTATTTTCAGATCGCTGAAAAACGCATAAAGGAGCAAGCGAATGAGCAGTAAAATTGAAGTAGCAATAAAATTTCTTGAAGGCTGCGCAAATAATTTTGAGCGGTGTGGCGACATCGAATCTGTAGAGCGAGCAAGAGAGATCCGCGCCATTCTCGCCGCCCCTGCCGTCGAGCGACAGCCCTCGCACTGGCTATTGGTAAATCCGAAAACAGGAGGCGGTAGCTATTACCCATACAGGCCTGAGGAATGCATTAGCAGAGAATATAAAGTAACGGAGCTATTCACCGCCCCACCCGAACTCGCCGAACTGCAAGCCATCATCGCCCAGCAGGCGGCGGAGATTGAGCGGCTAAAGGGTGGGCAGGGTGGGGCGGTGGGGGCTGTTGAGAATGGTCGCATCTTCGCTGATCGCGTAGAACAGCTTTACGCTTTCAAGGATGAGTACGGCCATCCGCTGACGAACTGCGCTGATTGGCAGGAGCTCAGAAAGTGCTTTGATTATCTTGCCGAGTTCGCCTCGCCACCCGAGCCGGTAGCGGTGCCTGCCAAATATGACTACGACCTACTTCCGTTCGTTGCCCTGATGCGCAAAGAGCTGCACGCTAACGCAGTAAAGGGCGACCGCGCCGGATGGCTGGAAATGAGCACGGACACCGCCTTGCTCGAAATCATCTACCACTTCGGAAAGCTTCAGGCGTCCGTTAAGCGTGGTGACGAAGACGGCATCCGCGAATACGCTGCCGACGTGGCTAACATGTGCATGATGCTGGTGGATATCTGCGCCTGCCTCGACAAGGTCAAGGAGCTGAATCAATGAACTCAACATTAATGTTTCTCCAGGCCGATATGCATCGGGCAATCAACGATGGTCGCCGCTCCCTGGAAGTTTCTGTGCTGGATCTGAAAGAGCTTATCGCACAAGTGATGAGTTCTGAAAGTCGCGAACAATTTGAACGCGTCGGGCAGAGCTGCGGCTTTATGCGCCCCGAAAAACTCCAAGATTTACGTTCTGGGAAACGGATGTATTGCACAGTCAGGTTGCGGAAAAATGAAGAATTCACCAGCCCTATTTTTTATTTGCCCGATCCGAAACCGCCTATTGACGTAGTGGCGGAAACCGAAGAGAATACGCCACTACCGACTGCTTAACCGACCGCAAGATCACACTGGAGAAAACCGATGACTACCGAAGTCGCAGCAATCCCATCGAAAGAAAATGCCCTCACTGTATTCAGTGCCGCACAAGGCCTTGATCCGTATCTGGCGAAGATCCGCGAGGAAATCGACGGCTTCATTCCCGATGTAACCACGCGCAAAGGTCGCGAAGCCATCGCCTCGATTGCGCACAAGGTCGCCCGCTCCAAGACAGCGCTGGACAACATTGGCAAGGAGCTGGTGGCTGAGCTGAAGGACGTGCCGAAGAAGATCGACGCCGAGCGCAAGCGCATGCGGGATCTGCTGGATGCATGGAAGGACGAAGTGCGCAAGCCCCTAGATGAATATGAAGCGGCTGAAGCGGCGCGGATCGCAAAACTGCAAAGCGGAATTGATTGGTTCAACCTGCGCGCTATCGAGAATAATGATCTGAATGCCGAAGAACTAAAGACCACCCTGGCCAAGATCGAAGGGTTCGTCGTCGGCGAGAAGTGGGAAGAGTTTGAGGCTGAGGCCCATCGCGCCAAGGATGCTGCCATTAAATCGCTGAATGCGCAACTGGCCAAACGTTTGAAAGAAGATGCCGATCAGGCCGAACTGGCTAAACTGCGCGCCGATGCCGATGCCCGCGAGAAGGCTGATCGTGAAGCTAGGATCGCTCAGGAAGCTGCTGATAAGGCGCGCTTGGAAGCCGAGCAGAAAGCCCAAGCCGAACGCGAAGCCATGGCTAGACGCGAGCAAGAAGCCTCTGCCGCTGCTGAACGCCGTGAATTGGAACTGAGACTGCAAGCCGAGCAGGCCGAGCGCCAAGCACTCCAAGCCGAAGCCAATCGCCTGGCCGCTATCCAACAGGCCGAACAGGACCGCATCGAGGCGGAGGCGCGCCAGGAAAAAGCCGTAGAACAGGCTCGACTGGATGAAGTCGCCCGGCAGCAAGCAGCAGCTGACGAGATCATTCGTCAGGAGAAACTTAGAGAATCCGACAAGAACCACAAATCCAAGATCATGGGCGCGGCCAAAGACGCTTTCATCGGCATGAATATCAGCGAGGAACTGGCCAAGGCTATCGTTCTTAAGATCGTCCGTGGCGAAGTCCCTAACGTCGCTATCAACTTCTGAGGCTTCACAATGAGCAATGAAATCATCATGCCGGAAGAGCGGCACCAGTCCGTGGCAGTCCATCAGCCAGGGCAAGAGATCAGCATGCTGGCGACCATCAGCCGGCTGGCCCTCGATCCGCGCTGTGACATGGAAAAGCTTGAGCGCCTGATGGCACTGCAAGAACGCATGGAGGCCAAGAGCGCGCTGGAAGCCTTCAACGCGGCCTTTGCGGAAATGCAGTGCGAAATGCCTTCTGTCGAGAAGCGCACCGAGAATACGCACACCAAGAAAATGTATGCCGACTTGGATGATATCAACTATGCAGTGCGCCCGGTCATGGCCAAGTTCGGCTTTGGTGTGTCGTTCAAGATCGTCAACCAGGCCAATGGCGTCAGCGTCACCGGCATTCTAATGCATAAGTCCGGACACCGCGAAGAGACGACGATGATCCTCCCGCTGGACACTGGCGCCGGGCGTAGCGCTGTGCAATCGGTCGGCTCGACCACCACCTACGGCAAGCGCTACGTGATGTGCGCCTTGCTGAACATCACCAGCGGCGATGACAACGACAACGATGGCTACAAGGAGCCGAGCGATCCACTTGTGACACCAGCGCAAGCTCGCCAGGTTCAAGCACTGCTGGACAAGTGCAGTGAAGCCGTCCACGCCAACTTCGAAAAGATGTATGGCGACCCAGGCCAGATTGCCAAGTCAGCCTTTGACGGTGTAGTAGCTGGCCTGAACAACTCAATTTCCAAAGCGGCCAAGGCTGCCAAGCAGGAGCAAGCAGAATGACCATGCAGATTATCCGCGATCTAGAGCAAGGTTCGCCCGAATGGCATGCGCTCAGAAGTGGCATTGCCACCATGTCCGAAATCCAATGCCTGCTAGTGGATGGAAAAGGCATAGAAGGTTTCGGTGCTGGCGCCATAACTTACATGAACATTCTGATTGGCGAGCGCATTACCGGCGAATCAGCCGATGCTTTTCAAGGCAATTTCCACACCGAGCGCGGTCATGAACTGGAGCCAAAAGCCCGTGAACTGTATCTGGCCCAGACTGAACTTGAATGCGATCAAGTGGCGATCATCTTAAACCACGGCTGCGGATACAGCCCCGACTCTATGGTGGGCGCCGACGGCCTGAATGAAATAAAAACCAAGCTTGCGAAGTTCCAAGTCGAAATCATCCTTGCCGATGAGGTCCCGAAGGAGCACGTCGCGCAGTGTCAAGGCGGCTTGTGGCTTTCTGACCGCGAGTGGATCGACTTTGTGAGCTATTGCCCCGGCATGCCGCTGTTCATCAAACGGATGGAGCGAGACGAGAAGTTGATCCGCAAGATGGCCGAGCGCGTGAAAACCTTCTATGAGATTCTTGAAGACCGCATGAACCGCGTGTTGGGGATCTGACTATGGAGTTCAAATTGTCCAACGAATCCGACCGAGCGCGCCTTATGGGCCATCTGGCAGGCTTGGACCTGATCAAGCCTATGTCGGTGTCGGTCAAGGAGGAAGACCGTAACGATGGACAGAATCGCCTTCTTCACAAACTGCTGACTCAGGTCGCCGAACAGGTCGAGTGGCACGGCCATAAGTTCTCTGTGACCGTCTGGAAACGCCTATGCACGGCGGCATGGCTAAGGGAGGATGGACATTCACCTATGCTTGTCCCTTCTCTTGATGGCCATGGCATCGACATGATTTTTGAACACACGTCGAAGCTGAGCATTAAACAGTGCGCCAGCCTCATAACCTGGATCGAAGCTTATGGATCGCATAACGGCGTGAAATGGTCGACTCAGGATCATTGGCAGGGCCGATATTGACTTGACCGCCATTCTTTACGCCACTACACTTATCGAAACACAGAAGATACCATGAAACAACCAGCAAAACGAACCTACGTGAGATCGGACAACAAGAACCGCAACATCCGGCTCACAGATCCGGAATGGAAAATTTTCCGCGAGAAGCTCGGCGTTCAATGGCTCAGAGCGCAGATCGCCAAGACTGAAGCTGAATAACTCATTGCATCACTGGAGATAGACCATGAATAAGCACACACCAGCACCATGGGCTGTACGAGAAGTAATTAATTCGAATGTGCCAGGCCAGCGCGCATTCGCCATCGATTTCAACGAGGACCAAGAGCAGGTCGTCGATTTTGTTTATGAAGAGGCTGACGCTCATCTGATTGCCGCCGCTCCGGACCTTATCGAGGCGCTTGATCTGCTTCTGGATAAAGCCTACAAGCAGAACTTCAATGATTCCTATCATGAAATCCTTGAGAAGTGTGAAGCCGCCATCGCCAAAGCCCGAGGTGAAGCATGATCAATCGAATCGAAGAACTCACAGGCCGCCGCTGGGCTGCCGAAGTCTGCTCTGATTCAATGGCGTTACTCAGCACCATTGGCGGGCGCGAGAAGCTGATAGAGCGCCTGAAGCTCGGCGAAGTTCAGAAGCCCAAGAGCTATGCCATCGGTGTGCGAGGCTTCATCTCTGATGTGGAAGACGCCTTGGATATGCAGGCGATTAGGGGGAAGGTATGACCGCCCTACGCCGTACAGCCATGATGCGCGGCTTTCCGATGCGGCCCCTTGAGCTGAATTCCATTTGTGATGTATGTCAGTCGCACCGGGCACATGGAAACCATCAACGTTGTTCCAAGATTCGCCAGGCGCGGATGAGAGGTGACAAATGATCATTCCAGTATTCGCCATTCTGTTCATGGCTCAGCATATCTACCGGGGGCCTTGGAGATGATCCGTCAATACAGCTACCGAATGCTGATCCGCATGCTGACCGACAAACGTGTATTTGTGATGCGTCAAGGCGAGCGGTATTTTTTTGCGCAGATCGTTGAATAGGAGGGCTCCAAAGGCTATGATCTTTCCACGGGGTCAGAGCCGATAAAGTGAATATCAAAAAGTCAGTGCGTTTTACCGGATGGGTTATTCAGCCCTCTCTGACCCGGTTAAGCGCGCTGACTTTTTCTTTGGAGCAGGACATGGAAATTGTAGAAATTCAAAATGGCGAGCCTACCACCACCACTCTGGCGATTTCAGAATGGTGCAAGGTTGAGCATGCGAGCGTGATTCTGATCGTTCGCCGTTACGTATCCGATTTGGAAGAGTTCGGGCCACTGCGATTTGAAATCGACGTGGTGAATCGGCCTCAAGGTGGTGGGAAACGCGCTGAATTTGCAATGCTCAATGAGCGGCAATCGACATTGGTTCTGGCATACATGCGGAACAGTCCAATTGTGCGCGAATTCAAGAAGCGACTCGTTCGTGAATTCTGGAATCTAGCCAAACTGAATCAGAAAAGTTCTAGCGTGATGGAGCAATTCGCCGAGGCATTGAAGCGCATGGAAGCCGACAAGGATCTAGCCAGTCTTCACGGGAAAGCTCTGTCGCGCTGGAAGATTGTCCGCAAAGAGCATATTGAGGCAGTAACAGAAGCACATTCGAGAGCCCAGCTATTGCTGAACTTCAAATGACAAAAGGCCGGCGCAATGCCGGCCTTCCTTTTACTTGCTAACCCCTCGCACCTTTTCCCAGCTCCTGCCAGCAACATAACCTGTCATCACCACTCCAAACAAGGTCAGGACGGGCTCTGGTATCGCCGCCATCCACGCTTTAAAACCCAGCGTGAAGGATGCAGCGGCCTCTGGTCTGAAGATCGTCAGAACGCCCATAGGCAGCGACCAGAGCAACAAGACATAGACGACGTATAGGAATGATGGTCGAGCCCGACTTGTCCATGGATCGGCAGACTGGGCATCTGCGATGATCGCGCTGAGCTGAATCTTCATCCCGTCCAGTTCGCCTGCCTGCTGCATCTTCATCAGCTCAAGCTGAGCCTGAGCCTTCTGCGCTGGGTCAGGGAAAATCTTGTCGATTATCTTGCTGCCCATCGAGAACAGACTTCCCAGCGTTAGTGGGTCCATTGATAAATCCTCTTGAGATTAAGCCCAGCTTCCAGAGCGCATGGCATTCACCAGGCGCACGCCACGTTGGCCGACTTGGCCATACCATTTGGAGTTTTTCATCTCGTCAGCTGCTCGGTTGAAATCGCTGGCATTGATCGCCGCCAAACAATTCTTGAACCCTGACAAGCGTGCATATCCAAGATTGAACGCAAGGTTTGCACACACTTCGGCGCGCACATCATCAAGGTTGTCGAAACCTGGTATCAGCTGGCGCGCATCCTTCACGGCCAAATTAATGTCATTCGACAGCATCAGCTGGATTTCGTCTTCGCTGAATGCCCGGTCACTGAGGTTGCGCCCGACGCCGGCAGTCCACTTGCCGACAGTATCCAAATACATCTTTGGCTTCTTGTCTTCGTCATTCTCAAGCTGTTTTGCTAATCGCTCGCGGTTCATAGCGAATCACCATTTGGCGCCGGATATTTATCTTTTACAGCCTGGACCTTGGCCGCCATCTCATCAGCAGCCGAACCACCTTTCCACATAGCATCTAATTGATCTTTGATAGGTGGATATGCATCTGCCCTCAACTCTGACCAGTTATCCGAAAGAAGCAATCTGCCTTTTTCAGATTCAAAAACTTCACGATCTTGCTCGATTGCCCCTTCTGGCAAAGGATTTCCTATGAAATCCTCAATTGAGATTTGATAATCCCAGTCTGACGGTGCATCCATTGGCCCCGGGAATGAGTTACCGACTACTTCATCCTGATAAATCTGATAGTCCCATTCGCCAACGTTTATGATTTTTCCGTCAAGCGTGAATACTTTTGTCATTTCGCCACCCATCCTGTATTACCTGCGCCGGTTTCTTTCACATAAAATGATGTTAATGCGCCACCATCAGAACGCTGAAATGTGGAACCGACAACAGCCGTCACGACGCCTTCCGGAGTACCGGTGCCGCTTAGCAATCGAACTGCCCCTGCACCAATAGCATACTGAGTCGAGAATGTTGTGCTCCATCTGGTTGAGAGAATCCCTAGTGTCCGTGTGTTGTCAGCACCTGGACGCCAATCGGTAGCGGTCATTCGACCGACTCCTACACCTCCAGCTATATATTGAAGAGATGCGGAAGCATGGCCGTATTGAATTGCACCGACCTGAACGGCGACCGGTGTTGCAAAGGATATAGATCCAAATCCAGAGTTGGGTGTTTCGATTGTCAGACCTGTATTAGCCCCGCGCTCTATGAGCAATCCGTTAGACCCGACATCAAGAGGAAGAACGGAGCCACTAGCGGAGCCATTTCGGATATGCCAACCGGCTCGAATCGATGCGGGAGGGATGGCGACGCCACCCTGTTGGGTAGCAAAGTTACCAGTGATCAATGGAGCCCGTACACCAGAGTCTTCAGTTGCGATGACCAAAGAATCAGTAAGCTGACCATCTAGACCCGATCCAGCTTTATAGCCCAATAGAACAGCGCCGGTTGCCTGTAAGGAGGCGCCACCAGCTTGCGCACCAATGGCTGTTACACGTGGGGATGCCTTCAACTGATTACCAGATGAATACCCAAAGAAACAAGCCTCGCTTGAATCTAAAGCATCACGACCCGCACCGTAACCGAATGCGGACATATTGTCCCCGAACACAGCATTCTGTAATGCAACCACCCCCATAGCGGTGTTGCCCGTTACGGAATAACCATACCCACCTGCCAAGTAACCGGAAAAAGTGTTTTCATTCCCTTTAACCATCTTGTTGCCGGAATCACGGCCAAACGAACTATTCCTAGCGAAATCTTCGCTTGATGCCGCATATGATGAAAAGTTCCATATGCGCATACCGATTCCTGGAAATTTTGTTTCTAAACCACCAACATCCCATGCCGGATTATTTGGTAATGTCCCTCGAAAATAATCATGTTGCTGCTCGATTACCTTGGCTTGCGATGGCGCGCCACCCCAAACAAATATGTCAGAACCAACCGCCGTGCATCTCTGAGCATAGCCAGCAAAAGACATGGTATTGATGCCGACAGCTGTATTTAGTAGCCAGCTAATCGGAGCACGCCCTATAAATGCACCATAGCCGGTTGATTGAACAACATCATATGCGGGATCAACCGCTTTACCATCAATAGTGATGAACGTGTTGTGGAATCGATTATTGAATCCTGAAACTCCTAGCGGCGGATAGATGTTTCCTTGTGCTGCATAAGTCCAGCTCTGCGGACAACTATAAATCGAATCACGGGCCATGTGATAAGACAGCTCAAACCCAGAGAATTCATCACCGGTCCAAGTGAATCTTCCTGATCCTTTAATCGGAATGGATGGCGCCGTAGTGCCAATGTTAAGATTCGCCAGAGGTGTCAGATCGCATACGCCGATAGGCGTAGTCAGGAGATATGCGGCGCTATCAATCATAATCCCGTCGGCTACAGCTCCAAAGTCCTGCGGAGTCGGGCTCTCTAGAAATTTATCCTCGCCCGTTCTAAGCACGGCGCCAGTCTCGGGTCGCTGGAATATTACAGATGATGAAAATATAGACGACGCATTTAGATCAGAAAAAACCGTAGTTTCATTTTTGTTTTTTACCCTGATCGAATGGAATGTCGCAGAAATATAGATCCGTGATGGCGCGCCAGAATTCGAAGGGTATCCACCACGAGTTCTGATTGGCTGAGCTGCTGGCTGGGTAAGTCCGCTATCCCAATATGCTTGGATAGGACTTGTCTCAGGATTAGATGCTGCAACACCGATGAATACAAAACCATCCTCAAGTGGGTTCCCGTCAATGTCCGTGAAGATGTCAAAAGGTGATGTAATCTGATTACCTGACATTTTATTTGTCCCCGGAAACGGAATCTTGTTTGACCTGAATCGCGATCAGTGTCGATACAGACAAGCCGATCATTGCCCATCGATAGACTTCAGAATCCATATATTGCTGGATCGACGGCATGAATCCAATGACGTCATTCAGGCTGATGGCGCCGCTGATCGCAAGCAGCCAGGTGCTGTATCTGCGCCAGCAGCGGCGCCATTGTGAAATTAATTGCATAAAAACCTCCATAATTAAATTCAATTGGCCGGATTCTTTCCTTGGCTTTTATCAAATATAGATATCAGAATCCTTGTCGAAGTATCCAGGCCCTCAAGGTTGTCGTAGGAGCATCGACAGTTACACCTGCAATATTTGTCAGGTAGACAGTTACCGTATTTGCGGATGTTACAGCTGCATTTAATATCAGGCCCGCAAGATTGATTGAGGATGATACCGTCACACCATCCCCAAGTTGAGCGCCGGAAACAGTTATTATTGCAGTTCCCACAGCTCCTGCAACAATTGGTGCCGGATCGATTGAAAGTGATCCAGTAAGCACTGGCGATCCAGAAGCATTGCGAACATCAAGCACCGTAGAATTCGTGCCTGAATCCACAAACGTACCGGATGAAGAAAAACGGTTATATGTTGAATGCAGCATCCTACAAGCAGCGGCACCCGCATTAATGTCCAAACTTTGATGTTGACCGCCAGTCAGCAAACAGCGCCTTGCCGATGACCCAAAGGTAAGCAGCTTGGATGAATCACAATTAATAAACTCAATTGCAAGACCTTGACAGAAAACATCAGCAACCGTATTTGCTTCGAAATCAGTCCCAACAAATCGGTCATTTAGGGCGTTAGCTTCAGCCAATACGCCATAGGTTGTGCAGCCTTCAGATGTACCGCCGACAAACAGATTACCAAGAGAATTAACAAGATGTATCCCAATATCGACACCCTCAACAATCGGATTAGGGAAGTAACAATAGCTAGCAGTCTCTGCTGCTAGCCGATGATCCAGAGAATAACCTTTTGCTGGTTTAGCTCCGAGATACCAGACGCCAGCCTCATTGCCAGAAACAATCACGTCGAATTCTGTAACGACTGCAAAATTAATCTTCAACCCCGCAGATGTTGTGCCAGCTCCACGCACAACCGCTCTGATAATCGAGTGGTGCACAGCGCGGATAAAGACAGCATTCAAGGCAGTGCCAGGACACTCAACGATAAAGCGATTGGCGCCACCAAATTTAACGTTATAGATATTCCCAGGAATAGGACCGACTGCATCGCCAGCATCAGCATCAAGAATCACCGCATTACCTATGCCGCCATAGCGAAGACGAACTTCTCCTTCGGCCTCTATCGTTGCATCTTGGATTGCCCAGTTGGGGCTGATGTTATAACCATAGACTCCGGACGGAAATCTAAGCTTGTTCCTTACTGCATTGCCCGCAACCCAATTCCGCGCAGCAAGCAAAGTGGTGGAGTTGTCTGTCACGCCTGCATCGGCCTTAACGCCGAATTGCTTGACACTAACGCTATCTGTGGTCGATAGTTTCCAGCGGCCACCATCGGCAGCGACGATAATTGTTCCCCCGTTGTCTACACTGGTGACATCAGCAGCATCTAACCAATAATTACCGCCACCGCCATCACCAACACCGTAATAACCTTCAACAAATGCGTAGATTGATCCTCCGGTCTTCGGCAAAGTCCTCAATATGGCAATGCTTGGAACAACGCGTTCGGCAGTAGGGATAATAGAGGCTCCCTTGGTTGGATCAGTCGTATTTTGAAGGTCAGAAAACGAAACTGCCGATCCAGTACTGATAAGTAGGAAATCATCAACGTAATAAACTTGCTGACCACTTTTATTCAGCACCATCACGCTATAATTGCCATTGATGTATAGAAAGGTTGGAGATCCATTGCGGACAATGTAGCCATTGGCCGTACGCAAAGGCATTGCTGCGGGAACAGTCAATTCTGCGTCGAAATATGCAATTACCGGATACTGCCGAGGATCTGTATTTGGCTGGCCAATCCATACATAGCCAGCATCCAGCGCGTCACCATGAGTATCGGTGAAGAAGTCGAACGGGTTAATTTGCATGACGATTGACATTATTCAAATCCCTTCATGAGGAAGCAGATAGCCTTTTTGGCCACAGCAATGATTGATGATGAAACTACATGACCGCCAATGATGGCAACCACAAGCCATAAAATATCAATGAAGGACATTGTTTCTTCCTTGATTATTTTGTTGACTTTCAGAAAGGAATAACCCTGCTAGCCATTGCTCCACATTATTCAATTCTGGCGGATTGTTTAAAGCTTTTTTGAACGTGATCATTGCTTTTGATTTTGCCAATGTTTTAACCGCCGCCGGCTTCAATGGCTCGCCTTTTGCGGATGCCTTGGCCATTGCAATGAATGTCGGATCAGAGATCAGCTTATCGGCAGCTTTCATGACTTCCGGCTTGCTCTTCATCAATGCAGAGGTGATGCCTGATGCTAGGCCTACGCCTGGAGCTCCTATGCTTGTGGTAGCGACCTCTGCTGCCATAATCCCGGCAGATTTCTTGGCAACATCGTAAATCTTCTGCATCGCAGAATCAGTGCCTTCTAGTTCTTTGGTGATGGCATTCAGGCGACCAGTGACTATGCGTTCTTTACTGGACGCGGCAATTCCATTCGATATGCGATACAGATCCGCAAGATTCTGCCGCGCTTCCTTTGGCAGATTTGCCATCAAGACTGCCTTGGCCTGTTTGTTTTTCTCCAAGCCCTCCCACCAGCGGGCGAATGTATTGAAATTCAGTGATCCATTTTGTGTGGCTTTCCCGAATGCATAATTCAAGGCCGAAGCCGCCACGTCCTGGCGCATGTTCTGCGGCACGGCGGTGATCAGCTTGACGAACTTGCTGGTGTCGCCTTTGCCCAGTGCCGCAGTCCCGCCAGCCAGATTTCCGACAATCGAATTGCCCAGATTCTTGCCGAATAAGGACACCGTGTCGTCTTCCAGGCCTTTGCGCATGCGTACAGTTGCCTTGGCCGCATCGATCAATTCAGTCATGCCCAGTGGCTTCACGGCGGCATCCTGATCCGAGGTGATCAGCCCGTACAGCTTCTTCGCCAGCCCTGTGTCAGCATCCTTGAAGGGGCCGCCCATGCGTGCCGCTTGACCCACGGTTTTGCGCACATCGTCCATCAGGCCATACAGCGGCTGGACTTCCGATTGCGTCTTTACCGTCGAGGGTGAAGTGATCCCAACTTGACCCGGCGTTTTCTCAATGGTGGTTACGGATTTCGGGCTGAGCTTTTTGACGATGGATTTTTCCAACGGGCTCAGATTGTCGCGTCCGCCTAATGCTGAGATGCGTTCATCGATGAACTTGAGAGTATTGGGAGCGGCAGCACGAGTGCCGGCCGGAATATTCTGGCGGATCTGATCATATTGGCTATTAGCTCTATGATCCAAATCATCAATAAGCTGAACCATATTGTTTTTGATATTGCTGGATAACGTACTTACATCTTTTGTGCCGCCTAATTCGGTCATCAAGTCATCGGCGCGTCGGCCGACTGCCTGCAAGCCTTCCATCTCTTGCGAGCGGGCCGCACTCCCCGGCATCGATTTCACCGCCTGCGACAGTTCGCGGAACGATTGATTGGTGGTGACGTGATCGGCCTGCAAGTTATCGTCAATACCCAAGCGCTTCGCGGCGGCGATAGTTTCTTGATCTGGCGCGGCCTGACCGGCCAGAATCTTTTGCGCACGAGTTTGTGAGCGACCAGTCCCGGTCGCCGCTTCTTTTGCCGTGGCGGACAGTTCAGCGGAAGCCAATGGTGCAACTGCTGGCACTGCGGCTGCCTGTACAGGAGGAATGGTTGCCTCCCCTGCGGCTTGCACTGGCGCTGGAACTTCTACTGCGCCCGGTTTGAGTGTCTGTGCCACTTTCTGGATTGCGCCGCTAACAGCAGGCGCAGCCCGTTCAGCAGTTGCCAAGACAGCAGGCGCAGCCATGCGCGTACCTTGAGCTATAGCACCAAGCTCGGCAGTCATGGGCGCTACGGCTGCCAGCGGAGCCAGAGCTTCGCCAGCGGCCTGAGTCATTTCTTGGCCTGTCTGGCTTCTTGGCATAAATGGAGCCGCTAAAGTTTGAGCCCCTTGTGTTGCTGCCTGCTCAACCGCATCAGCGGCTTGCTGTGTGCCGAACTGGCCAGACAATAGTTGCTCAGCCAATCCTTTTAATGTTCCGCCAATCATTCCTGCGCCGCCAGCTAACCCGCCAGCACTAAGAGCCAGTGCAGTTTCGCCAGCCCCCACAACTTGTTGACCTAGTGTTGGCTCTGGCGCAGCCTGAGTCTTTGGCGAAACAGTTTTGCCATATTCATCAGTAATCGGTACATCAGTATTCGCTGCACGATCTTGAAGATGAATAGTATTCGCCCATCGCCATGCCGTGTTCTCGTTGGGGGCCTCGACTTCATAAGTTGCCCCTTCTACATCCACATTGAATTTTGGCATTAGTTGATCCTCCGCACGGCGCCAGGAGGTGGCGCGCCGGTATCATTCTCAATACCCTGCGCATTCTTTTGCAGTGTGAAAGTAGAACCGTATTTGGAGTTCAATTTATCCATGGAAGAAGGAAGGAATTCATTCAGGCGATTCAACTCCTTGATCAGCTGATCTTCATCTTGGTATCGGTCGAGATTGCCGGCCAGTCGACGAAGAAATTCGATGTCTTTGTCAGACATTGGGCCTTTTAGTTTGTCAAGATTCGATGCCGCGAGACTATCTCGCAATTGATCCAGCTTGCCAGCGGTCGAGCGCGCTTTAGTGCCGGGTATCGCGCCGCGAATACCGAGTGTGCCGCTTGCAGCCCGCAAAGAATCTTCATCACCAAGGATTTCGCCAAGCAGAGAACTAATTCCATTAATTGCATTCGCGCCAGTCTCCGCTTCGTCAGCCTTCGCTCTGACAGCAGTGTCACGAGCCGTGACCTTGTCTTGAATCTTCAGATTAAGATCTTGCTGCTTTAGGTTATTGGCTTCACTGGCGATACCATTCCTTTGTCTCATAGATTCGGCATTCATGGCTGCAATCTGAGAATTCAGTTTTGCAATATTGACATCTTGACCAATCTTCCAAATATCCATCCCCTTTTTTTCGAGATCTTTGGCGGCATTGGATTCAGCATATTTTGCATCAACTCCGGCTTTCTGTGCTTTGGATTCAGCAAGAGACAGTTCCGCCGGGGCCTTGGCTGCTGACCTTTGCTCGCTCGCGATCTTGCTCCAACCATCAGGATTCAATGCGGACATGGTGAGCGCCAAGCCGGCGCCAGCGCCGCGGGGATCTTGCTGAATGGATTGCTTAAGGCTCACAAGATCCTTTGTATCCTGGCCCGAGTTCTCAGCAGCTTTGATGCGTTCGTCAAGGATTCCCAAAGCAATCTCAGGCCGACCATTTTGGATAGCGCTATAAGCCTGTGTGCCCGACTTGAAGATGTCTTCCTTCTGGCCCTTGTCATAGATGTCGAAGCTGGCCGATAAAGCCTTCTGAGACTCCGGGTATTTAGCAATCATCGCCGACGCAGAAGATGCCGTAGGATTTTGCAAATAATTCTGAAGATCGGCACTATACATCGCGGCTTTATTTTGCGCGGCTTGTTGGGCGCCGAGCTGTTGCCCAGCAGCAATACCACCAAGAAGAGAGCCCGCGATATTTGGCTGCGGAATGCTGTAATCATTTGGGCCTGCCATTTCATTTCTCCTCAGAAGCCAAAGGCGCCTTTGTATTGATTGGCGCCACCAGTGGCTCCTAGATAGGTACCGCCGATTCCTACAAGATTGTTCAGCAATTGATTGTTGGCAGCTTGTTGTCCTAACTGCCCACCAGCAATGGCTTGTCCTTGTTGCCCGAGAAGATTCCCGATGCTATTAGCAGATTGCATGCCAGCGTTACCAGTCTGCGCCGCCGAATTCTGGCCGAGCGATGTGATACCGCCGAGATTCTGATATTGCTGTTGGACTAGCTGATTCAGCAATTGAGGTCTGAACTGCGCAAGCGCGCCCTGAGTATTTCCGCCGCGAAGACCACCAGTAGCAGAAGCATTTTGCAGAATGGCATTCTCGCCTTGCTTTGCAGTGGCCTGAAAATATGGCGACTGTTCAATTCCAGAGATTGCGGTTTGCTGCGCTTGAGCACCATTGAGCCCAAGGATGTTCTGTTGGGCAGCTAAAGAACCAGTGCCAGCCTGATTGTATGGCGATAAAAGTTCAACCATTTTATCGAATTGTCGTTGTTGTTCTTCAATCCCAGCCTGAGATGCTTCCGATTGTGCATTAGCAGCTTTGCTTGCTGCCTTTGCATTCTTATTGGCGCTATAGATCGAGGCGCCTACAGCCACCGCTGCCACTGCTGCTGCTGGCATGATTACTCCTTGCTGATTCCCAGCATGATTTGGTCGAGAGCTTCACCGTTCTTCAGGAAGCTTCGAGGATTAAGGCCGAATTCAGTCATACCGACCGATGCAGCCAATCGCTTTGCGAGAACATTCCCGGTCGGAACATTTGTGATAAGCCGCTGGCATTGGGTTTCGCTGAAGATCCAGGAAACACACTCAAGCGCAAAGACTGATGCATTCCCCCAAGCACTAGGCAGAAGACATGTATGCACTTCCCAACAAATGGAGTTGTGCGGATGCAACATGAACAGGCCGTAAAATTGGCCGGATTCAAACATGCCGAGATAGATAACCGAATCAGAAATGATCGGTTCAAATCCCTCAGGAGATCCAGCGCCATCATCAGACACGCTCGGCCATATGCGCGGATGCCGAATAGTCTCCGCGATCAGTTCAATATCATCGATTGGCTTTGCTATAACGGCCACAACATCTCTCCATTTCTGGGGTTGTGAGCCGCTGGGCGCCCTGATTTCTCAGCTGAAATTTAGCATATTGCGAAGTTTATACGATTTCTCTGCCTGATACCCGTAAAGTCAGTGATGTTGCTGCGCCAGCAATGGTAGACAGGAAATCACCAGCTAATAGAACTTGTCCTACTAATTCAGGCAGTGAATAGGTTTCTTTTGGCGCGATCGATCGTAGATTGACCACCAAGTTAGCCGCTCCTGCCGCTCCCGCCGACGTGACCACGTTCGCGCTGAATGTAACGTTGCCCGCTGTCGTGTTGGTAATCGTCGCTTTATCGATAATCGTCGTGCAGTTCACCGCGGTGTACTGCGTTGTTTGTGCGCTTTCTGCTTGCTTCGATGGTACTAAGGTTTTCACCTGAACAGTCATTATCTATGCTCCTGGTTGATTCATGGCTAGCAAGATTGTAGCATCGTCATGCAGCTTACCTTTCTGCCAAGAGAGTGCATCACGAAGGATGCACGATTTAGAGAATCTATCTCACTGCTGCTCTTGATTGACTGTCAGTATCGCAGCGGGTGCGGCGGGGGCAAAGGCCGTCGCTGCAATCGAGTCAACCGTCATGTTCGTGCTATCGCTAGCGAAAAAAATCTCGATGTAATCCCCGGCAGCCAGCGAAAAAAACAAACTTCTGGATGGAGTTCGAATTGCGGTGCCGCTATCAAGCGATGTGATCAATGAACTATTCGTCACGTCGACGCCATTCTTCCTGAACCAGATCCATACGTTCTTAACACTGGCACTACCGGACGTAAGCTGCAGCGATACGCTGAATTTATACAAGCCTGCATTGGCTGCAACTATGCGCGATGCTGGCGCGCCAATCGATACCCCATTGGCGATAGGTGCACTATCCCACAACAAAGCCTGAGCGGTGTTTGCCGCCGAAGGAACCTGATCTGTTGTCTTGATGAACTGGCCGTAAAACAACTGCTGCTCAATGGTCGGCCTGACTGCGATAATCCCCGTCGTCGCGTTCACAGTAAGAACCTGAGCAATTGGCATGCTCAGATTCGGCGCAGTTGGCTTTACGTTGGTGAATCCGCCTGCGACTGTTGGAGACACATACAGGATCTGACCGGCGATCCATACTTGGCCGAATGGAGTACCGCTCGTGTCGAGATCATGAACGCGCCCCCAGACCGTGATACGCCCATTCGCGCCATTAGGAATGTCTTGAGTGGATACGCCCACAATCGTGATAGGAGAAAGCGTTCCATTAGCCGTGAACAGGACATAAGAGTTCGTCGCCGGGTTGATCCCGAGACATGAACCATTAGGAATGGTCGACCCGGTATTGTTCAGAATGCGCCCATAAAGTTCCTGGCCCATCTGCTGTGTCACGCCGTCGCTGTGATGCAGGTTCAGAGTATCGTCAGCATTATTCCATTCCATACGTGCAGTTTGTGCAAATACGGCCGGGTTTTGATCCCAGTCGATGTAATCCACGGGGAACGAGCGCGGCATCACGAATGCCGGACGGCTGATATCAACTTCCAATGATCGGGACAGGGCATGAACCAACGAGATCGCGTTATTCGCCTTGGCGTCAACAGTGCCGAGATGTTCATTGATGATCTGCACAAGGCGCTCAACGAACTCGACACGAGACGAATCCGGCAATGGGGCGCCAATGACTTGATCCAGATCATCACGGAGACTGTTCAGTGCATCAATTGCGGCTATGGCTCGGCTATCCGCTGAGCCGATCTCAATCGACAGTTCTTCGATCAGCCTGAAAATTAGATCAAAATTCGTCGGATCCGTCACAAGTACGGCCTGAAACAATTTCTCGAAACGCCGGATCGTATCGTTATCCGGCAGAAACTTGGCCAAGCTGTCGCGGCTGATTAGGAATCTTTCATTCGCCATGATCAGTGCGCCAGCGGCTCAAGCTGAGCCTCCAATCGAGCGATTGAGATATGGGCATCGCTATTTCCTTTGAAGCGCTGGATGCGCCAGTTACGCATCTTGCCCAGCCGGCGCCAAGCGATGCGCTTGGTCGTGTTGCCAATGGTGCCGACGCTCGTGAACTTCTCATCGCTCCATGTCTCGCCGTCTAATGAGTAAGAGGTGCTAATAGTCGGATTGATGCCATTTGCCACGCGCCCAGTCAGACATACAAGCTCAAGTTCATTAAAGATCGCGCCCTTCCCTTCGTTGTAGATGATGGTCGTCCCGAATTCCCAGCGGACTCTGTCGCCATACTGAGTCGAGATGCTGTCGTCGAGCGTTCCGATCTTGGTTGTGCTCGGATCGCCGCAATGCCATTTGTCAAAGATCCAGACCAGATTGCGCGAGCGGTACTGAGCGAAGTCAGCCATCGAGCTTGTCAGATAGAACCAGATAGGCTCTTGTACCGCTGCTGAGCCCGCCAAGTCGTAAACCATAGTCCGATCAGGCAAATGGACCCAAAGATGTTGGTGGCCCTTGTCGACGCGCTTCTCAAGCATTGAATTTGAAAGCTGTTCTTCAGTGTAGGTTTCAAGGATCTGATCGATCTCGCGGGTTGAGATCTTGGTCGCGTTGGCGTTGGCGCCGATGTAGATCGCCGGAGCCTCACCTCTCCCGCTGCCGAGGAACGCCACGGCTCCCGAGAACTCGCACGAGCAATAGGTGCCAAGGCTGCCCTTCTGGATCATGGCGCCTTCGATACGCTGGAATGGGAACAGATCGCCGCCGACGTTATCGAATACCTCGATGGTGTATCGGTTGAGTGCATACACTTCGTTCTGGATCTTCAGCAAGCCATTCACCGGATCTGGATCAGCTTCAGAACTGCCATATTTCAGTGGATTAACCGCAGTTGGGTCATCCAGATCAGTGACGACAAGAAACGCACCATCGGTCGTCATGAAATAACCATCAATCCAAATTACATCAATGGCTGTCCCGAGGTCAGGATCTATCACCTGCGTGAGAACCGAGCCTTTCAGATAATACAGGCGCCCTGACGAAGTAATGGCCAACCGGTCAAATGAATAATCGAATGACACTTGGTCTTGACCACCCACGTCTCCAATGATGTCAATGACTCCAGCGCTTGAGATGCTGACGAGCTTCGTGCCCATCACCCGGTAATGCGTGCCGTTCCAGTTGATACAGCCACGATCAGCTCCAGGGCCTTCCGTCAGCTGGACAATTCCATCAGCTGGGTGCAGATAGCCTTTCGAGATCCCATTGTCTTTCGGGACAGGGACAAGATTTACGGGATATGAACTGCGGAAGTCCGCATCAGCATCCGAATAGGTTCCAGACAATACGGGAATTTGCATTGATCACCCGATCCTATACCACGTCGATGTCTGGAGATCGTACTTCATCCTGAAGAAGTCATCCGCACCAAGCGAAGAAGGCTCACCAGTCACCGCCGTTGCACCGTTGCCATTGATGGTGAAGGCCGTAACTTGTTGCGTGCAGTTGACTATGACGTCTTGCTTATCCACAAGGCCGGCCACCGGCGGAAGAGTGATAGCGCCAGTCGCGAAGCCAGCAGTAGGCGTCAGGATTAAATGGATGTTGCTGCCAGCTGTGATCGAAATGTTGAAGCCAGTGGAAGATGGCGCGGCATATTGCGTTACGTACTCCTGCATGCCTGTGGCTAGCGGAAATGTCAGGGACTCCTGCATGTATTCCTGAAGAACGGAAACCGCTACACCACGAGCATCACCCTGGCTCTGTATGTAGACAGGAACAACGTCGCCAGCGTTTACGGTGTCGGCCCTGGTGAGTTTGTTGATGGTTGTCATGTCAGAGCCTCAATTGAATTCGATTTCGCTATCAGGACCGGCCAGAAGGGGATCTTCCGAAGGTCGAATGAATGGACTGTCATTGTTGCGCCATGGTTTATTCCCGGCGCCGGCCGGCAATGTACGCGGAAATTGTTTTTCAAGCGGCATCGCTGCAATCGAAAGAAGCTGATCGTATGCTTGTTTCGCGAGGAATGACGTGGTCATCGAGACGGTCTTGCCAAAGCTCGGGGCAAGGCGCACAGCCAGGCCGCAATAGATCGCTTCATTGGCTGCATCAGTGATGTCAGTCGCATCATCAAGATCTGAATTGCTTGGACTGCTTGGCATTGGCCAGCCGAGTCGGATGCCCTTCGCATTCCAAGCCGCCATCATCGAATCAAGCTGACGAAGCGCGGTATTCAGTTCTTCTGGTGTCAGATCAAAAATATAGCCCGAGAGTCCTATCTCGGTGAAGGCCTGATCAATATAATCGCGCTTCGACAGTCCCATGATTATTCCTCTTCGCTCAGCGCGTTTTCGATCAGCTCAGCCAGACGGCGATCAGTAGTACGACCGTCGAACTTGATGGCAAGCTCAACAGCTTTGATTTCAAGTTCTCCCCGAGTTGGAACAGAATCATCTTCATGTTCGTCGGCGATGGCTTCTGGCAGCGTGCGGAACCAGCCGTCAGAGAGCGCTTGCTCAAGCGCAGCATCATCGGCAATACCTTGATAGGCATAGGTGCCGGTCGATGCGTAGTGCGCGCCTGGCGTGCGATAAACGATGGTTGGGAAGCTCATTGGGATTCCTTCTTTTTCTTCGGCTTGGATTTGCCTGCTGAGTTCAGGGCAATCGCGATTGCTTGGGCCTGTGGCTTCCCAGCAGCGATTTCCTTGCGGATATTCTCGCTAACTACCTTTTTGCTCTTGCCTTTCTTCAGTGGCATATCTCACCCGATTCTGTATGTGACGAAAGTGTTAGCCGCAGTCTTTCTGGTCCTGAAGATTCCGGCGTCATTGCCACCGATTGTGGCACTCCCAACGATTGTATGGCCAGATGCTGCTGCGATTGTGAAGCCGCCTAAGCCCTGCGTGGCCACATGCCAGTCGAATGATGCATCCATACGGAAATCACTCATGGCATCAACTATTGTGCCTGTCGGAAGCGTACCAGTAACGCCAAGCAATGAATTTGAAGTGATAATCCCTTGAGCCATTGAAGCAATTCGGATCCCTGCATTGGCATCAATTGCCGTGGGCGCTCTTTGAATTCGTTCGGCTATTAATTGAGAAAGTACCGGAGAGACTGCCACCGAATATATGGCTGGCAATGAGCCGGTATCAATATAAATCGTTGACTCAGAGGCGAATGGACCGAATGTTTGTTGGGTCGAGGTCACGGTGCCTAGAAGTGTCTTAGTCCCGGCAACATTTTGGGAAACAACTGCCGAATCTTGAGTAAAGACAGTAATGCTCTGTGTTGCTGGAACAGTGGTCGTCTCGCTTGACATAGCCATAACAATGCGCGGCATGGCTAACTCCTTGGATGGTCAGGGCGGCGTGAACCGCCCTGAGCCGATTAGGACAGACGATAGGTGATGAAGGTGCCAGCGGCAGTCTTCACAGTACGGAACCAGCCAGAAGTGACGGTAGCCACGACCGCAGTACCAACGATCGTATGGTTTGCAGCAGCAGTGACCGTGAATGCGTTCGCACCAGTCGCGATGACCGACCAATCAAACGCATCAAGCACGGCCAGAGTCGAAGCAGCATCCAGCACAGCGCCAGTCGGCAATGTACCAGCAACAGCGGCGCCAGTGGTCGATGTAAGAATGCCACCCAGAATCGCAGCCGAAGTAATAGCGCCGGTGGCATTCAAGGCTACAGGCGTTGGCTGGATCTGATATGACTGGTTTTCAGTAATTGCCGGGGCAGTACCGACCGAATAGAAGGTGCTATCCGCGCTACTACTAATTTCTAGAGTGGTTGCATTGGTGAATGGCCCGAACGTAGCAGTCACGCCGCCCAGCGCATAACCGATGATGCCAAAGGATGGCGGCTGATTCGGAGTGACTACCAGTTGCTTGATGGTTGCTGAGTCGCGAGTCCAAACGGCAACGCTGCCCGAAGCCGGTACGCTAACGGTTGCTGTGCCTTGGTTGTAAATGATGCTCGACATGATGATAAACCTCTGAATTCTGGAGTTAAGACAAAGGCCCCGAAGGGCCTAAATCGTTTCGATCAAGTCTGTGCGAACAAGATCAGACCGGCCATTTCAGGCTGTACGCACGCCACACCGAAGAGGGTATCGACGCGATACTTGGTCTTCAGGGTGTTGATGTCGAACTGTTTGGTGAAGACCAGCTCGATACCCTGCTCAGTCGTGCCGCGCATCACTGCTGCACCAGTACCTTCTGGAACCGAATAGCGGCCAGGCAGCAGTTCGAATGCATCTTTATGCCAGAACGGGTTCACGTAAGCGCTGACAGTGTTCAAGAACACAATGGCAGCGGTTGCCGATGGAGTGACTGTGACGTTCTTATACTGCGCCTCAGCATCAGTACCACCCTGGCCGGAAATGATCGGCGGGCTGATGGTCATCGTGGTAGACGAATCCACCGAGATGACGCGGAATGTCTTCAGTTGGCCGGTATCGACTTTGGTGATGTGGTGAACAGCGTTACCGCCCGCGATAGTGAAGGCATCCCCTGCTACCACGTTGGTGGTGCTGGAGATGGTAATGCGCTGATAGCGGTTGTCTACGTTGCTGGTTTCGCCGGTGGTTGCTACCGAGGTCGCTTTCGGAATCCAGTAGTTCCCCGCGCCAACCAAGGTGCTTACAGTCAGACCTGCGCCGCCGGCAGCAGCCGTGATGCGGTTGGCGTAATCCAGTTTATAGGTTTCGAAGCTAGCCACTTCACCGACGAAAGCTTTTTCATAAGCATTGTCGGACTTCTTATTGCCGAACGAGCGCGAGGCAATCGACAGATTGTTGGCCATGCCGTTGTAATCGCGAGTAGACAGAGCCAGATAGCGATCAAGGCCGTTGATGCCTTGTTCGTTCATGATCGCCTCGCACTGAGCGACGTCATCGAAGCCAGAGGCCGCAGCAGTACGCTTCACGACCAGCGTGCCTTGCTGAGCAGCAACGTTCATTACCGCAACGTTGATGTCGCTGGCCAGTTTCTCTTTGGCTGATTTGCCAAGACGATTTTCTTGCAGCGCATCGCGAAGTTGCTTGGCATCCATGATCCAGGGCGATGATTTGCTGAAGCCGATGCGGGCTGGAACGGAAAGTTGAGTTTGATCAACGAAGTTGGCTGTCTGATCCATGCCATCAAACGACTGAGCGATATAGGGCATCGGACGCCAGATGGTGTCGTTGCTACGTTCCATCGATTGTTGATCGGTGTTGAACGTGGATACGTTGCGCGAGAGAACCAGCTGATCTTCGAAGCCTTCGAGCATATTCTCGAACGCTACAATCTCTTCTTTACTGAAACTATTTGACATGATGGTCAACCTTAAATGAATGAGAAATTATTGGGCAAATGCCCCGTCTTAACTCATCCATTTAATTGGCCGGATGGCTACCTATCGTATATCTCTGCCAATTGGATGGCGAATCCATGCAACAAACTATACCGGAAAGATCAAATAAATCAAATCAGCTCTTTGCCGCCTTGCGCTTCTGATCGCGCTTATATTGCATTACCTTGGACATGTCGCCGGTTCTTTCGGCTTCAGCACGCAGCCTTTCAAGTTGTGAATCATTCGAACCAGTTACGCGGCCCGTGCCAGTAATGGTCTTTTCTGGAGGTGGCGCGGTCTTCTTGGTTTGTACTTTCAATTTTGTATCCTCAAGTCGAGACAACTCACGAAGGAACTTGGTTGGATTCTTTAACGCGGCCAGCTTCTCGGCGATTCCTTTGTTCTTGCCAAGGGCATAAACAATATGAGCCGGATTATCCATCACGTCGATGATGATCCCTTGCTGGGTCTGATCGAACATGTCCATCACGACCGCCTCAGCATCGTCATAGTCCTTGACTTTGAGTTTTGACTTGGCCGTTGCATACGATTCAAGCTTGGCAGACCAGGCAGTCTTCTGCTCCTTCTCCGCCTCCTGCTGCTTATGCTGGGCCTGATCGATCTCGCGCTTGCGGTCATGCCACTCAGTCAGCCTCTGTTCGAACTTCTCGGCATCCCAATCAATATCATCGTCTTCCATCGCCGGCTTTTTGCCGAGAGCTGGAATCTGTGTGGCTTGTTGCTCTGGCTTCTTCAGCTGCTCTTTAAGCTCGCGGATAGTCTTCTGAGCTTCGCGGTGCTGCTGACGCAATTCCTTAACCCACTTAGGGGCAGCGGCCTGCTCTTCCTCTTCCTCGGGCTTCTTCTCTCCAGCGATGGTTACGACCACATCATCTTCGCCAGATTCCTCTTCTTCCTGCTCTTCCTCTTCGATCTCTTCTTCCTGCTCTTGTTCTTCTTCCTGTTCAGTGCCGCTCAGGTCATTGCCTTCACCATCAGTGATACCCATCAGAAAATGGCAAAGGCTGCGGTATACAAATTGATTCATGGTTCTCTCCATTGCTCGGGCACTCAATGGCGGCCCGGTTGCCTAGTTCTGGTCTGGATTATATCCGCTATTGCGGAACACATTCAGCGCCTTTTCGTCGAATAAGACTTTGCCTTTTGGCGTAACAAGCTGATCTTTCTCGTTCCAATTCGGCGCTTCACGGTTTGCGAATTGTGATTCGGCAGAAAACGATTCGTGAAATGGAGTCTTCCACCAGTCGCCGAAATGAAGTTGCTGGTCATTTGGGTTGATGCCAGTCTTTGCATGAGGATCTTTATTTTCCAAGCCAACAAAGAACCCGCGCATATCGTAATCAGCTGTAGGCGATGGATCAAAGGGGACATTGTTTGCCTTCACCCATTCCTGGAATCTGGCCTCTTCATCCGGAGGAAGAGTGGTCAAGTAAGACTCGCGCTCTTGATTAATGAATGGCTTGTTTTCGCCATATACCTCTGCGGGACTTCGTCTGCGTGCGTAATAGGAAGGTAAAGCAGGATCCGTGAACAGAATTCGACCAGCCATCATTTACCTCCCAAACGAGCAATAACCTGCTCTCTACTCATTCCGTTATGAGCCATAGTGGCAGCAATATCTTCTTCGGTCACAGCGCCATGCTCCGGGTGCTGCATGACACTTTGCTGCATGCCCTGCTCGAACTTGTCGATAACTTGCAAGGCTTGTTGCTGATGAATCTGATCGACTTCAGCGATAGTCTTGATTGCTTCAGCCTTCGACTTATCTGCATCTGCCAGGGTCTTGATAGTTCCAGCATTCGCCTTCACAGCATTCGCGTTTGCTTCTTTGGCTGCGGCTTCCAAGTATACGGTGTTTGGATCCGGCTGGGCATTGGCTTGTTCTGCCGCCATTTCTTTCAGTTCTTCTTCGGTAGGCTTGACAACACCCATTCGTACCAATTTTTTGCGGAAGAAGCCGCGCACATCCTCGATGCCTTCGCCTTCCAGGTTCATCATGGTCATGGCGCTCAATACCTGGAGCGTTTCAGGATCGGTAGTGATTGCCATCATGCCTGTGAGCGCCCGGACGGTAGCCGCACGCTTGCTGCCGGATGATGGGCCTACGTCAACAGCCACATCGAACTTGGCGTCACCCATGTCATTCTCGAGCGCTACTCCGGTCTCGCTCATCATCGGTTTACGAAGTTCAACAGATCCGGTCGAACCATCATATGAGATGGATTTCATCTTGCGGCCATCTTCGACCAGCACGTCTTTGGCCATCGACAGCCAGATCTCTCCGGAGCGCTTGACGGCTTTAGCCATGTTCGACATGTAGATGAACACCTGCATGTCCAGACGCTGCTGGATCAGCTCCACCGCCTTGCCAGACATGTTTGGCTGCATCTGTTCGCCGGCCTGCTGATTGCCTAGCAGATCCTGCATATCGGTCTCGGTGATCTGAAGCAATGCTGCCATCGCCGCGGGGATCTCTGGTGCTTTGGTGTAACCGATCGGCCCAGAAGCAACTTGCTGACCGGTGGCGTCAGTGATCGGATTAACCAGCAAATATGGATAGTTCTTCAGATTGTCATCGGCCCACATGATCTGGTGACCGGCCATCTGCTCGGGCGTGAAGATCGGCTTCTCGATGGAGCTTAGGGCACTGATCTCTCCAAGCTTGCTCAACTGCATGTTCTTCAGTCGCTGCGCGTCTTTGGCCAAGCGGACATGGCCCATGCAGCGCTCGACGTTATCGATGAACCAGCGTTTGCCATACATCGGGACAATCGGAATGCACTTACCAGGAAGATAGCCGCAGTCTTCGAGGACTCGTGCACCGGACATGATGTACTTGCGCACCTTGATGCATTTGATCGGCTTGGTTCTGATCAGATTACTGCCGATTGCTTCAAGAGTATCCATAAGCTCTGGGTCATCTTTGAATTCAGATTCTTTGTATTTTGTTTCAGTACCGTCGAGACTGCGCCAAACCTGAATGTTCTCTTTGACTTTCTCAACGCAATAATATTCAGCGATGAAAACAACATCGGGAGTCGACCAATCAAATTCGGATTGATAGATATCCTTCGGCCAAGATGCAGGACTATCGTCGTATTCATCCTCATATGCAGCATGCGACATCGAGGTCAGAACGAAACAATGTTTTGCGTCGGCTTTGTCTTGGCGCTTGGCATCAAGATCGAAGAATACGCAGCTATCCGCGTCAAAGATCGGCTCAATGCAGATCCGCTGTTTGTCATCGTCCTCATCCTCTTCGTCTTCATACTTGGCACGCAGGCGCCACGCACCGAATCCACCGCCTACCGCCTCTTCGAATGCATTGTCATAGGCTTCCTCGGCCCCGCTGTCCTGTTCATCCGCCCGATACAAGCCATCACACGTATCAGCCAGCTTATCGTTCTCGGAACCATCCTTGCTTACGAAATCGACAGTGATCCGATTGTTCCGGTATTCATTGATGATCCGAATTACCGACAAATGGATTTTATTAACTTCAAACTTCGGCTTGTTTTCGAATTGATCTCTTAGCGGACCTTCCCATTGAGCGCCGGCAATTGAATAGAATCGACGATCTTGCAAACATTGACGACGTTCATCGCGCAATGTCGATTGAATATTGTCGAATTGAACCATCGCTTTAGAATGGATATCCCGTTCCCGTTCTGCCTTCGTGCGTGCCATGTTTATTTCCTGCCGTAATGATTAGTGGATGGAAGCGGGGCGAAGTCGGTTGGCTTATATGCATTGGCTGCACGCCTAGCGCCTTCACAAGCATATCGCAGCGCATCGATTACATGGTTGTCCTTGTCGTTGAGGATCGGCATCACCATGTTCGTGAGTGCGTCCACTTTGTAACTGTACAGAGTCAGTTCATCAATGGCATGGATGCAGCGCGGATGAACGATAATATCGAATGACTGCAACCACGCTACTCCTTCCTCAACCGATTTGGCGCCCTTGATGGCCGGCATGATTTTCGGATAGCCATTCTTGCGCATATGACTGATAGTTTCAGGTCGCGCATTGTCAGCAACAATTGGCCATTTCTCCGAATCGGGGATGGTCGCAAACAGCGCGGGCGTATCGATGATCTCGCAGCCGACCTTGTACGCTTCATAGTCGATATAAAGTTTGCGACCGATGATATGGCAACGAGTGAGTATTGTCGGATCTGTAGAGAACCCCCAATCAGCTCCAAGCCTATGAACTGCATCAGCTGGCGCCTCGAACTCTTCCACCTTCCAATTCTTGAATACTCTGGCTTCGCTATTCTTCAGATATTCGCCGCGCCAGATGTGCTGGAACTTCTCAGGGTCGCGCTTCTTGTCGTATTCCATCTCATCGCGCAAGACATCAGGGAACCATGGGTTGTCTTCATAGTTCACCGGGATAATTACGGCGTTCGGTGGCGGATCATCACTTCGAAGCAGCGCATCAACCGGGTCAGTGGCATTGCGCGGATTCCAAGTGAACCATAGCTCGCTTCCAGGCTTACGGATGGTCGGCCTCAGCAGGTCAAGACTATGCTGGCTCAGTGTCTGCGCCTCTTCCACCCAGGCGATGTCATAGCCCTCGAGGGACTTAATCGACTCGGCCGTGTGGTTTTGCATGCCCTGGAAGATGATACGGCCGCCATGAGCAGACAGGATCTGATCACGTTGGACTTCGAATAGATGCTGAACTCCGAGATCGACGATCTTGTTTTCAAGCAATTTCTTGACCGATTGATTCAGAGATTTCTGGATCTCTCGAACACACACCGCGTCCGTCTTCTGGATGGAACACAGTTCGATTAGATGCTCAGCGAACAGATGGGACTTGCCGGAATTGTGATTAACGATCCCATTCGACAGATAGCAATTCGTGCCATAGACATGGAGATCCCAATATCTCTGGTGGCTGTGGTTGCGGACGAGTCTAATTGATGATAACTTGAAGCCTCTCCCGCCACAGGAAAAACCTAATGAGTCATCGAGATCAGCGTCGCGAGCAGTGCCTTGAGCTTTTTTCCGGGTTCCAACCAGAACTTTCCAAATGCCGAAAGCCTGAGGTAGTCCGTCAATGTGCAGAGATGGCACGCAATGGCTTGTATTCGCATGAGATAGCTGAGGCTCTTGGCATATCTCCGAAAGCTGTACAAAAGATATTCCGTCGCTATGACTTCCCAAAGCTTCACAACTTTGCGCCGCCATTGAGAGAGGAGCGCCCAGGCTGGAAGGGAGGAGTAAAGATCGTGAAAGGCTATTCGTATTCACGCACGCCGGGGCATCCTCATGCATCCAAACATGGCAATTATGTAGCTGTTCATCGGCTAGTGATGGAAGAGACACTTGGTCGATTCCTTCTTCCGACTGAAGTGATCGATCACATCGACGGGGACACGCAGAATAATCAGCCTGAGAACCTTCGGGTATTTGAATCGAATGCCGAGCATCTTCGCGTGACTCTTGCTGGCCGATGCCCGAACTGGAGTGATGCGGGTAAGGATGCATTGCAGAAGGCCAGGTCACAACCTCGTCGGACTTGGAAAGGTGTTGCAGTTGAACCCAGCCCCTCTGAGTGAGGAACTTGTGTTCGTCAGTCGCAATGATTGACGAGCCATCCGCAAGGATTACTTCGTAAAGATCCTGCTCGTCATATTCAACAGGTTTCGTAGCCTCAGCTATGACGAGCCGACCATCCAGCCAGGAATATACTTGGCCTCCTCTGAAATCCTTGATGCGGACCTGTCCATTTGGCGTGTCGATAAGCGTATCGGGATGAACGCATCCGCGACCACCATGTGCGCCCTTGTAGCGGGCGGCGCCATCCACAACAGGAATCGCCCAGCGCGGGGTATTGATCTTAAGCGTCGAGCCTGAATCAGTCTTTTGGAGCATCGATGATTACTCGTTCAACCCGGGTGATGATTGCGCCGCCGCCTTTCCCTGTCAGCTCAACAATCTGCTTATCCAAGCCAAGAAGCTTAGCCTTTCCCAGCGTCGCATTAACAGCAGCTCCAGTCTGAGGCGTAGGGCATTCAAGAGCTATCTTTCTCGCCTCTTCAAGTTCTCTCAGAAGGTCTTCAATGGTCAATTGAGCCTTTGCCACAGCCGGTGCACGAAGTTCTTTCAGTCTTGCGGCGATGTTGGGGTTATCGAGAACATCTTTTGCTGTTCTATTGATCGTTGCAGGTTTCATGTTTTCTGCATTATAGGCTCTACGATAGGCCTCAGAGGCATTTCCTGTCTCTACGTATGCCAAACAGAAGGATTCTTGTTTTGCTGTGAGGGCCATGGTTATTACATCCAGTCATGAATCAAAGCAGCTTCTGCCAATTAGAACCGATCACCGCGCCGATGGCGGCCAGGATGGTTACCCATTGACTGCGATACATGGACTTGGCGATGTCAAGGATTGGCTTATTGGTCGCGTTTTCAATCTGGATGGTGTGAACCTGGCTTTCTACTTCATCGACTCTGGAATTCACTGAATCGTAGTTCTTCTGCGTGTGGCGCAGCTCTGTGACCAAGACCCTAACCTCTCCGCACACATCAGACATCTTGGTCATCAGCTCGGTGGTAGCCGCTCTCTGCGATTTTAGTTCTTCTAGGATATGGATCGAATCGTTCATGTTGGAGCCTCTTGATTTTTGAGCCATCCCTGATGTGCAAGGACACTAACAGGGTGAACAGGATAAGGATCAGTAGCGACCATATTTTCCATGTGTCCAATTTAGATACTCCTTAGCCAAGACACCGGCAATGGCCGCGTTAACGGCAACTGAAAGGTATGTGACGTGACTAAGTAGCCAGTCCATATTCATGATTGATTCAAGGCAAAGCAGGGCGGATACCGCGGAACTGATGAGCAGGACTTTACGACCGGCTGCCATGAACAGAATGGTATCCATAGCAGCGAGTAGAGCGAACAGAATGGCAAGGAACGAGCTATCGGCGTACGTGACGTCAAGAAGCGCCAAGTTCGCCGAAGCAAATAACAGATAATGCGCGGCAATGCTCCGAGATACTGGGAATGCCAGCAGCATCAGAACAATGCACAGCGCAAGTTCAATGGTCATTAGTAAGTGCCGAGACCATTGCGTTTGTTTGATTTGATTTTAGGGAAAAAGTCGGCCTTCTTCGGGGCAGGCTTCTTTGCAGCAGGCTTCTTTGTGGCGGCCATGGTTTGCTTCTCATATAGATGATGATCGGTTAGACAATTCTAAACCGTTGGATATAAAAAAGCCCATGTGTCCGGGCTATGGCTATTTCATTAAATTCTAGAATCCTTCTCCAGGCATGATATGCAGCGATCCGCCACCGGCTGGCGCAATGTATGACACAGTGTCGGCGTCTTGATCCTTGGATACCCAAACTTGGGCATTCGGAAGAATCGGATAGTCTGCGGTTGTGGCCGTAGCTGCACCGCTCGAGATTCGAACGTAAGTCAACACGGACGACAAATTGGTGAAGGCGATAGTCTTGCTGCCAAAACCGATTGTCGAAGATGCGCTAGCAACTCCAGGAGCGACAGTGATGCCTTTCGTATATGACGGGGCGAAACGGGTGAGCTCAGACATGACTGGATCCTCTGGATTATTGGCGGATAGACTTACTTCTTTTTGGCCTTGGCTTTCGGTTTGCTTTTGGAAAGCACCTTATTGGCCTTTGCGTCAATCTTTGCTTTTGCCGAATCACTGAGCTTGCCAGCTTCATTCATCTGAGTTGCGCGAGCTTTCGCGTTCGCAGCATGAGAGGCGTCAGGAATCGGATAACTATCGCCAGGCCCTGCAAATGCTTTCTTCGGAAGTTTCTTGCGCTTTGCCGCAGTTAGCTTTGGCATGGTCATAATCTCGCAATGTGGCTGAACTCTGATCATAGGCGAAAAAAAGCCGCCTTAATAGGGCGGCTAAAGTCTCTGGGGAAAGAGAGGGTTCCGAATCTTCGGGCACTTGTCTGGCGTTGGCTGTATCTGAATGGATGCCCCCGAAGGGGCGGCAGGCCTGGAGAGCTGAGAAAGCCGTGAAGCAACTCAGCCGCCGGGACCAGCGGCGTTACCTGCGTGATAGATGCTACTGGTCTGTGGCCGGCAGTGCAAGTTGTGCTTTCAGTTCTCTGACCTTTGCGCAGTAGTGCGCCTTGATCTCTTTCAAGTCATCGATGGTATAGCGCTTTGGCTCATGCTTTCCTTCGAGCCAATCCACTTTATCTTGTCCGATGCGCTTCACCAACTCTATACGATATTCAAGGATTGAACCTGATTTCGCCATGTTGCAGTTCCGATTACATTGCAGGTGGACATTCAGCGGTTCAAATCTTAGCTCGGGACATGACGCGACAGTTCGAAAATGACCGGCGGCATATTGAACATCTGCCGTGGTCCCGCATGAGATACATGGCAATCCATGATCTCTGAAGCGAATCCAAGAGTTGAAAGCGATTTGTGCATCTTTTGCATGATCGCCCTTTGACTTGATCCGCTCCTTCGCCTGCCGATGCTCTGCGCGCTCCCTGGCCTCCTTAGCCTTGCGCGCCTTCTCCTTGCCCGCATTGGTCAGCGCTATGGCGCATGGAACGCCACAGGCTGACTGGAGAGGCCGAGAGGGGATGAACTCGGCGCGGCAGAATTTGCACTTTTTTGGCTTCATACGTAATCAGTCATTGAATATCTCCAGAATTATCAGTGATGCGACCATGCAGAAGGAGATGGAGCAGAGTAAGAATATGGACAAGCCAATGATGTCATTCATGATTTGCTCCGTTGCTCTACCCATTTTTCGAATCTAATCATCGCCCTGGCAGAACCCGAGAACTTTCCGGATTCCTGAGAGAAATAATCAAACCATAAACGCGGCGAGAACTTCTTGAATTCCTCAATCTGGAAAAGGATCCGCTGCTTTCTACGCAACGCACGTTCAAGGCTTTCCTCAAGGAATACAACTCGCTCCTCAAGATCTTTGATGCGCGCATCTTTAAATCCGAATAGATCAATCATAGGAACACCGCCAGGCCCACGCCAACGGCGAGCATCGTGAGCAGGATATACACCGCTTGGCGCAGGATCAGCTTTTCTAATTCGTTCATGGTCTATCTCCAGTTAAACGACCTCCGAAGAGGCCTTGGTCATTATTCGGCTTCAATCTTTGCAGTAGAGCCAACCCATTCGCCATCTTCGATCATCTGGCGAAGGCGTTTTTCTTGGGCGGTCCCTGCTGCGGCCCCTGCTGCGGCCCATGCTGCGGCCCCTGCTGCGGCCCCTGCTGCGGCCCCTGCTGCGGCCCCTGCTGCGGCCCATGCTGCGTCTCGTGCTGCGTCCCCTGCTGCGGCCCATGCTGCGTCTCGTGCTGCGTCTCGTGCTGCGTCTCGTGCTGCGTCATCACAAAGCCCATTGGCGAATTGCTCGGCCACATCCAGTGCGTTGAGTATTCGCGGATCAATCATCAGATGTTGAACTTGACGAGCAGCCCAAACACCGAATAGGCGGAAGTCACGGTCATGATCTTTGAATGCACGGGCGCACCAAAGTGCATCATCCAGACCATTACTGTCTAGGATGGTCAAAAGTGAAAGCGGCTCATCGTCAGCCTTGGTCTTGCCGATAGTATTGAGCAGCTTGCGCCAGCCATCGGTGCAAGGATCGCATTCGCGAATATTGTTAAGCGTGGTCATGAATTTCATAAGTCTCTCCAGTTAAGGCGCCGGCCGGTCAGCTCGGCGCCAAGTCAATATAGTTCATTTGTGTAGTGGCGTAAATCTTATTCGCACATCCGATGCAGCAATTGCGCAGCAGCCCCTTGAAGCTTGAAAAATTCATGATTGTGCGCCCATTTCGTGAAGACGACGGGCGTATTATCAGTCCAAGCCACGGCTAACGATCGAACATCACCGCGTTTGGCCATCTCCAGAAGTTCTTCGAGTAGCGCGATAGCTACTGGTACAGGCTCGCCATTGGGAGTCGGTGCTCCGGGAAGCAGAGATAAATTCGTCATTCTTTAATGCTCCCGCCAGCCGCGATGATGGCTGCTCGGCATTCTTCAATTCCTTCATCTCGTCCCAAATCGAAATTTTGATAACCGCCTTTAGCGCCGCGAAGCTCAGGCAATTCCACCACAACACTCGCCCGCCCATTTCTGAATCCGTCTGCGTCCGCAGTGGCGATGTCTACCGCAGTGAAATTCGGTGCATTCATGGCGCGCGCTGCTTCAGCAGAAAGGCCAATATTCTCTCCCAATACAAGTTCAGATCCTTTTTGCTTTGCGAATTCATGAAGGATCGCTGCATCGATGTCATTGATACTCATAACTATTCTCCAGTATTGGTGATATCGGGTTGATTGACGAAAACTTCATAAATGCTTGATTTATTTGGTATCTGCGTAATGAACATGACGCCTTTATGTGAGATCTCACTTATGCTTTTCTTGCTGGAATAGCCAAGAAACTGCAATTTAGGACCGACATTTTTGTTAAAACCGGCACAAAAGAAGCGGAAACAGCGCGCAATGGTCAGGGAGTTGTAGGAATTCTCACCGAGCCTGGCAGTTTTGACTTCGCTTGGGAGCATGCCAAAGCGGTCCGCATATTCAATTTCGAAAAGTTCGCGAATGTCAGACATGCTTTTGACTCCTGCAATCGCAAGGAACTGTGATGACTCCTATTTCTCCCCATAACATCCCAGCGAATAGCTTGCCGGTGCCTGCGCATTTGGCGCAGACGACGTTTCCCGTCTCACTTTGAGCCGATGTACTGCCAGACAATTTGCGCAGCTCTGACAGCTTCCTGAGGGCCTCACTCAAAAGCTCAGCCGTCGATTTATTCGCGAACTCGAAAGCCTGGAGCTTGTTGCGGAGTTCGTCGCGCTCTTCCGCGACTTTGCGAAGCTTGGCCTCGGTCAGGTCCATAGATTTGCAAGCGAAGTCCAGATCCTTGCGAAGCTCCTCAAGATATTCTTCAAGCGACTCCTCGAAAGTCTTGAATAGATGCGTGGTCGAAACCATGCTTCCAACTCTCTTGAGATCCTTGTACATCTCGCGCTTCAGCTCTTCGGTGGTCTTGGTCATGGTGGTTCTCCAGTGGTGGTTATTTCAGGATTTCAGCCGCTAATGCCTGGATTCTGCTCCAGGTTTCTGAGGATGGTCGCGAGTCGTAGTCGCGAAGCAATGTCGCCAGCCTCACACCCTGCGGCTTGTGCGAATCGATCTGCGTTACTTTCTTGTGGTCTATCACGGTCGGCAGTTCAAGTTGGCCCGGGAGGGTTATGGCAGTCATTTCTTGAAGACTCCAATTATCCGACGAATCCCAGAAGAGAGCGCAAAGAATACGAACATCAATGCGCATACAAATGGAACAATTTCTTCTTTGAACTGAAGTCCGCTAGCAATCAACCAAAGCACTGCAAGTACTGCATGGATATCTGATTTGATCATCACTCAATCTCCTTCACGATTTTATTGTGTTCATTCAGCGTGCGCTCATGATCAGCCTTACGCTCTTCCGGGGTCATGGCCGCCAGCGCTTCGGCTCGTTGCCTGACTATATCTTTCAGACTCATGAACTTTTGGCGGTGTTCTTCCTTCGGCTTCACTATTTTTCCGGTGATCAATCCAGCGATTGCCTGAGATGTTTGTGATGGGGCCGACAATTGGAGTCTGCTGAGATGTCGATCGGCTTCAATCTGTGGAATCCGGTTAAGTTGGACAGCCTGCTGGATGGCCGAAGCGCGGCGGTCCTTGTCGAAGCCCAGAGAGACGATCCAGTCTACTGGCCGATTAATCTGACGGCTCTCACGCACAAGCCGCTCATAGGTCGATATGAACGCCATGCGGGCGCCAACCTGATCACCCTCATCAAGAATGATCTTCGCCGAAGCCATTGCCTGCTGGATCTCCCAAGTCATGATGGCTGTGCCGTATTCATCCGAGGAATCGAGGCCAATCGACCACGCCTCATCCTTGCCCGGGCGTCCGTCCTCTGTCTGACAATGCTGAATGACATCAGCCACGGTCAGACGTCCCTTGTTCTCTCGGCGGCAGGCGCACAATGCTCGGCCAAGTTCAGGCAGCGAGTAATCAGACAGATCATCGGCCATCATCATCGCGACCGATGGAGTGATCACATTGCCCATCGCTTCAGCCGTCAGGCAGAGCGCGTCAATCAATTGGTCCTTATCGCTTGAGGAAAGCATTTTGAATCCCCCCTTCTCTCATCATTCGCTTGGCCTCTTCAGCGGCCGAGATATTGGATTGCGTATTTTCAATTTGACGGGCTGTCGTCCCGGTAATTTGCGTGCCTGTTACCCATTGCGTCCTAACCGATTCACATTTTGAAAGCAGGAGCCCTAGGTCATGCACGTTTTTTATAAAAAATGAATCATTGATAGTCACGTAGTAAAACGCGACATGCGGCGCCTCATCCGCTCCTAGCCTCTTCACGATTTCGGAGATCATCTTGTTTGCCTTGGCGTTCCTAACTGGCTCGGCGCTGTATCGGTTGAAATAGGAATCTGCATAGGCTTGCCAGGTTTTCGCATTCGCCTCCTTCTTCGCTTCCGCCTCCGGATCTTTTTGTTTCGCGACCTTCTTCGCTTTCACCGGTGCAGGAGTGCCAACGAGCTGCAAAGTCTTTTGATTTTGTTTCTGTTCTAGATCTGTATCTACATCTACATCTACATCTACATCTACATCTACATCTGTATGGTTGACGTTCTGTTGAACGTTCGTTGCAACGTTCGTTAAGCGCTTGATACGGCGAGCCTCTGCGCTGGCCTTCCCAGCCATGCTCGCATTCTTCGATTTTGAGTAAACGCCGGATAAATCACGTTCAATCCGATGATGAATCCACTCTCCATCCTTGATTTCGAAGAACTCTTCTAGCAGTTCTCTAGCCTCGATCCATTCCTGTTGAGACATCCGTGCAACGTTCGCTAAACGGACGTTGGAATCCTTAAGCGGCGCCCCGGTCTGCCAATAGTTCATGATCAGCAGCAGGTATGCCCCATGCTGTGCAGCATTGAGGTGTGCCGTGTCTGCCAGGTAATCAGCTGGATAAAGCTGTATGTACGGCAGGGCTGCCATCTCATTTCACTCCATACACAGGCTTGTCACGCTTGATCTTGCCCTTGCTGGCCAGCTCTACATGGGCCTGGCGGGTAGTGGGAACAGTCTCGCCCCAGTTATGAACTGCTGCCGGGGTAAGGCCTAGCGCCTCTGCTGTTAGTCGAACACTTCCGAAAAATTCGATTACGTCTGCTGTCTTCATATGGATCTCCAATGGCTGATGGATGAACCTTAACACGGCAAAATAATTATTCAAATCTTTTTTAAAATTCGTGTTGACGCAATGGCGCATACGGCCTAATCTTGGCTCAACGAAGCAGAACGGCTTCGGATAACCAAAGACCACGGAGAAACAAATGAATATCGATTCGCTGACGTATAAAGAATTGAAAGAGATCGCCGCAATATTCCAGGCTACGAATGCAGTGCCAGTCGTAGCTCATCCATTCGTTGGCAAGTACGTGATCTGCCGCTGCTACAGTGCTGGCGTGCATGCTGGCGAACTGATCAGCCAGAACGGCGATCAGGTTGTTCTGAAGAACAGTCGTCGTCTTTGGAACTGGATTGCGAATGGCGGCGTCGCGCTTTCCGGCTTGGCAGTTAATGGACTGAAATCAGGAAAGATCGACACTGTTCTGCCTGAGCTGTTCCTGACCGGCGTTATCGAAACTATCCCATGCAGCGAGGCTGCCGAGGCTTCGATCAATGACTACAAATAAAGGCTCCGGCTCCGGCTACGGCTACGGCTCCGGCTCCGGCTACGGCTACGGCTCCGGCTCCGGCTCC